TGGGTAGCCATCGGGGTTGTTGTGGTCAGCGATTTGCGGAAACTCCTCCTTGGTTAGCCAATACGCTCCCACGCAGTCCACGTTGGCAAGTTCAGCAAGGCACCGCTCCCATGCAACCACGTTAAAAAATATCATCGACCTGCACCAAAGTTGGTTGATGAGGCTGGAATCGTTGCTGCCCTTGGTGTGAGCGTACAGGTATGCCGCATCCTCGTCTTGGCTTGCTCGGTACATTTCCGTGAGCGTGGCCTGCTCCCAAGCGTTTGTCCGAGTCACTACCACCTTGACCTTGGCGGCAATAAGCGAGTTTTCCAAAATTTCCTTGACCGCCTTGCGCTGGTCAGGCGGCCCAACGATGCCAACACGAATCTCATCCAACTGTTCTATCAACCCGTAATTGCACAAGGCCATCATGTGCTGGTTCATGATAAGTTGCCATTGGCCACCGCCTCCGCAGTAGATGTGGTAGTAGTGGACGAGTTTCATGGGGCAAAGTTACACCACCAAGTACTTGCCTGAATTGCTTACCGCCAATTTGTTGAGGGCCACGTAGCGCAAGGCATCGCAGGCGTGGTTGAAGGAATCAATCGGCACACCCGTGTTTTTGCCGTCCTTGTCCGTGGCCCAAGTGTACGAGCGGAGTTCCTTGATGAGGTTAGTGCTGTCCTTGGTGACGTGCAGGTTGTATCTCTTAACCACATCAATGCCTTGGCGTATAGAGTCCGGCCCTTTTTTTGCTGGCTTGATGTTGTAGCCGAGCCGATAAATTTCTTCGATGCTCTTGGGTTCTGCAGAATCAGCCACAATCTCCCAAGCACGGGTGATGCCGAACTCCTTGAATTTACCCGCAATGTCGGAGTTGGTCAGGTTACGGTTGTACAGCAGTTCGTGGACATACAGGTCATCCCCCCTGCGGTAAACGGCGACCAATGCCGTGGGGTCGCTGCTGAAGCCCCAGTCAAGGCCGTAGGCAACGAACTTCATGGTGCTTGGGTCTATACCATCAATCACCGAGAAGTCGCCGTATATCGCACCCTGTAGCGTTCCGATTTGACCGAGGCCATAGACCTTCCACCAATTTGCCCAATAGGCCGAATGCTCGGCCTTATCCCGTGCCTTCTCAATCTCTTTGACGATGGCGGGGTCAAGTGCTTGGTTGTCTTTATAGGTAACCAAAAGAAATTGTGCATCAGGGTCTTGCATAAGTTCAGTATGCACCCAAAATTCCTGCACGGGATTGTAATCAATAAAGATTACCGTTTTTGTACGAATAGCAAGTTGGTGGTAAACTTCCCAACTGATATTGTTGGCCTCGTTTACAAACAAGACATCACGCCTTGCTCCTCTCATCTTGTCGCTTTGGTCTGCGCTGAAGAATTCAATATAAGACCCGTGAGCAAACTCGTAGCGAAGCAGGGTACGGTTGTATAGTTCCTCCTGATAAAGTCCCGTAGTACGCAGCATTTTGAGGAAATCCTTCAATGCCCCACGCCGTAGGTGCGGGATGGATTCGGAAACCACCGAAATTTCGTATGGCCCCTGCTTTTCGTCCGATGCGTAGGAATAGAGCAGGGAAAGGATGGCGAAGGTTTTGCCTGCCGATGAGCCACCCTGAATAATTCGGACTCGCTTCCGCAGCCTGCTAATCTTGACTGTCGTTGTAGTCGGAATCAACTTCTAACTTTACGCCCTGCCATATCGGTTGAGGGGTTATGGATGCGGCGACCTCTTGCTTGGGTTGGCCAAAAACACGTGCAAGCAGGGTTTCCATGCTATACAACGTGCCTTTTTCAATAGATTTACGCATTGCTCCTGCTATTGTTTTCTCAAGAACTGTTGCTGATGGGTTTTCGTAAGCGTCTTGCAACTCCTTCATCGTCATAGCCATCATCGCCTGTATGGTGTCGTTGATTTCACAACGCTTGTAGCCCATTTCGGTCAAGGTCGTGACATATTTCCTTGGTCTTCCGTTGGGGTTCATTGTTTCCCCTTTGCTTGGCCTCGTTAGAGAGCCACCATGCGCTTGTTTTTCTTGCGTCGCCACCGATGTTCCTCCGATGATTAATGTAGCCCTACAAAGGCTTTAAGTGGGTAAAAAACGAGGCTATTTCGGTAACCTCCTTCGTGTGTTGGTATAATTGGAGTTACCCCATGAATGTTGCGCCACGCTGGGTAAACGAGCACCGAGTTGTCTTGCTGGCCGATGGTTGCCCCGTAGTCGGGTATGTGAAGATCGCCACCTTTGGAGTTGTGCTTTTTGCAAATAATGACATTGACTGCCCCTACAATATTTTGAGTATCTCGGTGAAAAGGCGCAGATATATTATAGTTAGAGATTGAGCTTGTAAACAAATTTCCAAACTTCCATTTATCAGAAACTTTTTTAAATAATTCTACTTGGCTTTTATACTGTTCAGGCAAAAATTGTTTTATTAACTCGTCGCTGGCTTTTGCAAGCATAAGCATGGCTTTGATAAACGTTTGTGCAGTTTTGCATTCGTGAGTGCTATGTCTTGATGCATACGGCCTGCCTTGAAACGGTTTTGGAGCAATACTTCCAATAATTGTTGACATCTGCCTTACTTGATTTTTATATTTAAATTTTCCAGTCTTTGTATCAACTCCATCGCTGGTTTGCCTTAACATGTCGGCTTTTGGAACATTGTCGCTTCTAAACTCGGCGTTTGCTAAGTCGGCCAGTTTGCACATTTTTTCGGGCATCTTTGTTAAATAAAAGCCAATAGGCTCACCCTCTGAATAAAAAACGCAGTCCTCCGTTACATTCGGCTCTATGTATGGGCATTCATCGCCTATTTTGACATCATGCTTTACCTCAATTAAATCTATCCTTTTCATATTTTGGTGCTTTTGTATTTGCTTGCAGTAAATTTTGGTTCAAATTTCCATGGCTTATCGGGCTTTGAAATAACCGTTATCGTTGGGTCTATTGACTTAAAGATATTTATTTCCTTTAGTGCCATAGCAGACCTATCAAACACCTGCAAACCACCTTTGCCTTGGCCAACAGGAGCGCAGTCAATTAAGTGGCGTGAACAAAACAAAGTGTCATACCCGTCATTCCTTATTAAAAGGTATTGATAAAAATCATCAAACGTGCTTACTTCGGAAATTGGCCTAAAAAGTTTTGTCCGAATTATGTAGCATGTTTGACTCCTTTTATTTTTTCGGCTAAACAATCTTTTGGTTTTTGCATACCACTCAAACGAATAAGGAAAAACAATCGCACCTACCTTTTGAATATCAAAGGCTTTGATTATTTGCTGTATGTCTTTTTCAATCTCGCCTATGCCTGTCACATCATCGTCAACTCTAAAAACAAGGTCGTAGCCTTTCTGCTCTGCGTAGTTTTTTGCAAAAGATGTAGAATAGCCAAGGCCTTTATTGTCTTTATCAAGGACAACTACATTCTTAAAATTATAGGTCGCTTCGTCTTGCGGTTCAACAAAAATCTTATAATCAAGCCCAAGCCTGCTCATAAATGGCTCTACAAACTTGGATATGTTGCTTGGCCTTGCTTTACTTGGAATAAATACAAGGCATTTCACAATTTCTCTTTTTCTTGTTTTAGTTTCTCCACCAAAAACCCTCCAATGTATAGTTTTTGCTCTCTCCAAAATTTAACTAACTCAAACGCTTCCTCGTAATGTTCGGGTTCAAACTCAATTTGAATAGCCTTTTTCACGCCTGAAGCCATGTCGTTTATCTCGTCGCTCAAATCCTCATCATCTAAAATAGTGTAATCAACTTCGGCTGGCGGTTGCCATACATCAAGACCCCAGTCTTTTAATTGCTCATTATCCCATTTGTTCGCCAGCATCTCCCAATCCCATTCCCCAAAGCCTACGTTGTCCTTAATGATGAACTGCCGCTGTTTGTCCTCATCCCAATCCACGACCTCAACAGGCACTTCCTTCCATCCTGCTTCCTTCATAGCCTTGAGCCGCATATTGCCGCCAAGCACGACCATGTCCTTATTGACAACCACGGGGCGAACCTTGGCCATTTCTGGCAGGTCTTTGAGCGATTGCACCAACTTGAAGAACTTGTCATCCTTGATAATGCGGGGGTTGTTCGGGTTGGCTTTGATTTTGTTTATTGGTATGGTTTGCATCAGTATTCAATTTTATCAATTAGTTGGTCAATCTTGTCCACGATTTTCATTTTTACAGCGTAGGCATTATGAGCATTCGATTCCTCAACCGCAGCAATACATTCGCAGAGGGTCGAAATAACCATCATAAGCGAGTCCATACGAGCTTGCACCTGCTCGTCTTGATTTGATTTTTTAGTCGAGTTCGCCAAGTTCTCGAAGTTTATTGCGTGACCAGCCAAGGGCTGCCTTGCCACCCCAAAGAAGGTAGCTAATGTAGCCGCAGTCGGAATTGGAATCTGCGTTGTCGTAGTAGGTTTCTGCACGGCTGAGGTAGGAATACATCCTCTTGATGGTTTGCACCGATAACGCCCTGCCGTCACTAATATCGGCAGCACGGCGGCGGCCAATGGTTGTCGCACACTTGTTGCCGTTGCGTTCATTGAGTTCGATGCCCCGCTTGGCGTTGTTCCTAACCCCTTCGCCATAGTCGGCATAGGATTCAAACGCTTGACGCTTGTGGTTGGCGTATATGTTGCTGCACACTGCCAGCCGTTGCTGGGCATCGGGAAACTCTGCCATAGTATTTGCGTTGGACATACAGCGGCCAAGGAATTGGTCGCTGGTTTCATTGTTTTGCGGGGTTGGTAAGGGCATGGGTAACGGTCTGCTGGTTGTCTTGGGCAAAGGTGTCTGCCTGTTCGTAAATGTAGGAGAGGGCAAATTTTACGCAATCCGCACACCACCAATTTGTATTGGGTCTGCCGTGGGCTACGAGTATGGTTTGCAGGTCGTGAACCGCTTCGGGGGAGAGCCGCATATACAGGTGGGCTTGGTATTGCTCCCAGTAGTGGCGGTGCTTTTGTGCAAGAAGGAACTCGTCTTGGGTCATCGGTTGGTCAGTTGCAGGATGACAACGGTCAGCCCTGCCGAGGCAAGGCCGTACACAGGAGCAAGCATCCAGTCGCAGGTCAGCAGGGTAAGGACAAATCCTGTCCAAAACGAGAGGCAGGTCACGCAGGAGAACGGCTTGTGCCTTGCAAGCCATGTCTTGTACCACCATTGCGGCATGACGTAATACTCGGCAATCGCAAGGGCGGCAAGGCTACTGACTATTAGCAGGAGTATCAGTTCCATGATTGAGTAGGATTGCGGCCTTGATTTTGGCCTTGGCTTGTTCGATTGAGTATATCACCGAGCGGTAGGGGATGCCTGTTTCTCGGCTTAATTTCTTCATGTTGCCTGTGGCCATGTGAAGTTTCAGCAGTTCCTTGTCATAGGGAAACGCTCCCTCCTTGGCCCAAGAATCCATCTCGGCCTCGGCAATCGCCCACATATCGTCAACGAGCGAATTGTACTCTTCATGGGTCATATCGGCATTGGGGTCAATTTCTTCGTTGGTATCGTGGTGGCGGTATTTTTGAGCAAATTGGTTGTTCTTGCCCCGGTAAAGATTTAGAAGTAACCTGACAACGTAGAACTTGAAATAACCCTGACTGTGGATTTGCACGATTTTGTCAGGGTCTTTCTCCAGCAAAATTAGCACGCATTCTTGTTCCAAATCCCGCCAAAGCGGGTCGCCGCCTGTAATGGTCATGCAGGCTTTACGAAGTTCGCCGCTGCGATAGAGGTCAAGAATTATGTTGCCAGCATCAGGCATGGGCAAAAGTATGCAAAAAAAGGGCCAGCAGTTACGCTGACCCTCAGCCGAATCTCACGGCATTGCCTCTTATCGGGGTGCTGACCGACTGCCTAAGCAGCACTTAATCACAAATATACGGCTTTCGAATACTTTGCAGATATTCCTTCGCATTGTTGAAAACTTGTTTGCGATAGGCGAGTAATTCGGGTAACATCCTTGCATCCTGTTTAAATGCGGCGATTCCGCTGATGAGAGTAGCATGGTCACGGTTGAGGATTTTGCCTATGGATTGATAGGTAAATAGGAATTCGTTGTAACCGATGTCAGCGATTATCGCCCTCGCAATAC